CATTAACAATTGCTCTCGGTGCTCTAGCTGAACGTGGTGTATATCCAACTCGTTTTGCATGTGAAACAACTGAGTTTCTAAGAGAAGCACTATCTAAGAATGCTTCGTTGGCAATCATATTTAAGTAATATGCATTGTAGTGAGTGTTGTATGCTAGAATGTCCAATAGAACACTTAAGCCAGAACCTTCAAAATCATAGTCTTGAAATTCGGTTTGTTGTCTTAGGAAATTTCTAAGATTAGTTTTGATAGAATCAAAATCTAATTCGGTTACATTTAAACGGTCCGCCATCTTATCTGTCTCGTTGTAAGAAGAAGTTTATTGTTATTGGGTCTGTTCTATTGACTATCAAAAATGTCATACCGATACTGTAAGAATTGCCTTCATAATTTGGCGAAACAGCAACGCTTTTTACGATAACTCTTGGCTCATAATTTTCTAGGGTCTGAACAATCTCACGCTTCAAGGCGGAAGATGTTATGGAATCCATGTTTTCAAATAGCAAGTTGCGTACACCGGAGCCCAACTGAGGCTGGAAAGGTCTTTCGTACCGAGAAGTGGAAATCAAATTCTTAACCGAATTGATTACCGCCATCTCGTCAACGTGCTTATTCACATCCTTCTTTATAGGATGGGCTGTGAAAGACAAGTCCAAGTCTTTGTATTTTCTGGTTGTTGCGCTTACTACTGTTGCCATGTTCTATTTATCAGCTAATTCTTGTAATAAGTTTATCTGTTCCTATATAATTTTCTATTAAAGCCGTCTGAGACTGACCCATTGAAGAAAATTGCCGAACTTTTGCAAAATCATCCATCAATGTTTTACTGTTGGTATAAAAATTTTCATCATGCAATTTTCTTGTGTCCATGAGACTTATAACATTTGCTAAATTATTATAAATTGTATTAGCTTGTGGTAATGTCAAACTGCAAGATCCTCCGCCAGAAATGCTAGTTGATAGTATTACCGTATTTGCAATGATGTTTGTGTTTGCTTGAGACAATTCTGGATCAATAAAAACGCTAGTGAAACTGCCAAAAATTGGAGCAGTATTTTGAATTCCATCGGTTTGATAAATGATATACATTAGTCCTTTTGCTACAGCCATCGCATTATCATAATACGGTTTTGCTTGAGCGGCATCTGGATTATTTGTTGCATCCGTTTGAAAACTTGTAACACCAGAAATTCTATTTGTGTGTGCCACAAAATTGGCAGAATTGGTGTATAAATTTGAAGATACATTTATTGAAACAATGTCAACTACCATGTTTAATTTATCTTGTACACCCAAATTTGTATAACTTGTAATTGTAAGTATTGTATCCCGTAATGTATTTGCAGAATTTAAAATGTTAGCTACTGAAACCGAAGTTGGATTTTTAAAGTAACCACTAACAGAACTATTCGCAATATCCTCCGATTGCCAATCAGTAATTATAGTCGGAACACTATTCAAATGTTCTTTTGCATCCACGGATAAATCTGGTATATCACCTCTAGTGTCTATGTAATTGTATCCTAATTTTTGAAATAATTTAGCCATAGTATTTTTCCTTATCAAGCACTTAAAAATTTACCTATTACGGGTCCAGCTTTTGGATGACTGTGTGTATTATAAATCAAAGAATTGATTGTGTCAAACATGAAAACTGCTGATGAAATACCAATACTTGCATATCCAATATTACCGACAAAGAAATTTCCTATTGGAGCATTTACAGACACTAATGATGTAATTGGTCCAACTGTAGTAATAGATCCTGGAGTCGCAACTGGAGTTAATGGAGTGGGCAAGCCCAATGATAACCCACCAAGAGAAGATGTGAATCCATATGGACCAGCAAAAACACCCATTTTTGCATTCACTCTTGATTCCGCAGTAAGCGTGTCGCATGTAATTGAACCATGAATGAATAAATCTGATCCTAAATTCAAACTTTGCGCTGATGACAAACTCAAAGAACCACCAAATTTTTCACTTGCACTAACGCTAACATTTTTATTACCAGAAATTGAAAGATTTCCAGCACTCAGGACATTCATTTTTCCTTTTACTGCAAGATTGTAATCTCCACCAACTTCCTGATTTAAATCACCATCCACTTGCATATTACAATCGCCTTTAACAACGATGTTACATGCACCGCTAACATAAATGTTTTTCTTTCCGATTGTAATATCAAAGCCTTCACCAAAAACTTTTATAACTTGATTTCCATCTGGATGCATTTCAATAAAGTTTCTAGATTTTCCGTGTTGTATGCGTACCCGTTCTCTTCCTGGAGTATCATCTAATTGAATTGAATGTGCTCCCTCACTATCCCACGTTTGATTGTATGGATATAATGGTGGATTGTCAACCGAGGCTGGAGATGGCGGTTCTTGAAATAAATTATTTGATGGATTGGAACTGAATGCACCAACCACCTGTTCATATGATTTAGTATAGTCGCTATTTGTTGCCATAATTTTTTAAGGAGTTTTTGATTTTTGGCTTGGTGCAGTTGGAACTTGTAATCCTGCAGGCACGGAGCCAGTGTATGAAGTGATTGTCGCATTAGCTTTGGTAACTTCATCTTGAGTGGTTGGTACAAATAAACCAACTGTTGATGAAACTGCAATTCCTACAGCTAAACCCGCAACAGTAGCAGATGCGGTTAGAGCGTCTTTAGTTGCTGTTGCAACGTCTTTTATTGCTCCTGCCAATTCTGTATAACTTTTTCCGGTATCAGATGGAGAAATATATGTATCTTCTGGCGCATCAATTGAAGATACATTTCCATTTGTATCGGTAATTAATTGGGAACCATCTTCAAATGTTTGTATAGAAGACCCATCCTCAAATTCTTGTGTTCCTACTGTCCATGTTGGACTAGTTGGTGCAGATTCAGTCCATACTTCACTAAAAATACTTCCTAAAGCCGATAACAATTTATTTAGACAGTCTCTCAACATTTCTAAATATTTTTTTGGCAAACTAAGAATCCATTGAATGAGTGCTCGGATCTTAACTAATACAGCAAGAACATATTTTTCAAATTCTATAATTGGTTGAATGTATTCTTGATTGATATAATTAATATACTCGGCTATAGACTTTAGCATATTGATAACTGATGAAAAAGAACCAGATGGATCACTAAACCCTAGCAATCTCATAATGGATCTAATTCCTTCTCTAATCCATTTTGCAATTCCTTTTAAGAATTTCTTTAGTCCAATATTTTTCTTCAAATCATTTGCAAAATCACAACTATGCACCAACTTATTATTTGTTACATCAATGCTTGTTCCTGCAATTTTTCCCATAGCCCAAATTGATGTTGTTGGTGTGCCTTCTTCCCCAAAATCTCCTGTGTTATACAGTAATGTGTAATCGGATAGCGATGCTTCTTCAACAGTGGTTGCTAAGATTGGTTTAAATGTTTGTGCGCTCATTTTTTATTCTCTTGGTGATATAGTCGCAGAATTCCATCCAACATGTCTCTGTAGCAACAATCAAGTTCCGAATGGGCATCTTCTAGTTTAATATCAGTATGACAATGACAATCTATAGACTCTATTTCTTTTAAGAATTCTTCGGTTGTAATTATTCCCGCAATATATTTCTCATGCGATATGGCTGCCTTCGCTGTCAAAATATGTAAATCAATTAAACTTTGACTCATTTTGATATCATTCCCGGCAAGAATCCAATCATCACTGGTTGTTGTGCAGTTTCACCATCTAAGAAAAATCCAACAATCCAATCATTTAATTTAGGAGAAGAAAACATTCTTGAAGTGTTAATAGCATACATTGGATGCGCCCATGGCAAGCCTTCAGTTGGAAGTTGCGCTTTATCTGTATTATGCCAACCTAATATTCTAACTTGACACCTTCCCATTGCCAATGGATCTAGTCTGTTTTCAACTATGCCGACCCACCAAATGAAACCATTTTTTCCAGAAAAATTATTATCCATAAAAATCCGCCAAATCATTTTGTTGCTGTGTACTCAAATAAACTCTATCCCGGTTTGAAGAATCTGTGGCCACTTCCAGAATAGTTTCATGTTTGTCATAAGTAATCATCTGTCTTGCGGCCACAATCAAATATTTACCACTTTTTGATTTATCCATGTTATCTTGATTTTTTTCTGAAGATTGCTCACTAGTCGTTGGAACTGTTATGTTCACGTTTGTGCCAGAAATCAAATCAAAGTTTCCTGGCATAACAATTTTTAATCTTTGATTCATCAAATTACGCATAGCAGATTCTCTTTGTATCACATAGTTATATGTATCATCATCCGCATCAATAGAATTCGCATCATTTTCTTTTACATACTCATTCTTTGCTTTAAAAATTCCTGTTGGGAAAAAAACTTTCCTTGAATCAAACATCTCCGTATTTTTAACACCATCTTTATTTTTAACAACACCAATATTTGGGGTTTTGTTTGCATGTTTGCCGGTTGAATAAACGTCATCAAAGTTTACATTTCTTATTGCAACCTTTCTGGACATAATATCAAATCCAATAAAAGTTCCAGCATAAACTCCATGCTTGATATTTTTATTCAAATCAAATTGAGAAACAACTTCAAGATATCTAGCGCCCATCATTTCATTTTTTTCAGAATCCTGCAATGCTAAATTTTTTGGCTGATAATTTATATCATGTATTGCTTTTTGTCCTAACATATTTGAGATAGTTATAAAGTTATATCCTACCTTGTTTTCAAAGAATAAAAATGTTGGTGATAAATCATCGTTAACTGCTTTTTTTGAACACCAATCTAAACATTCAAAAGGAGTTTTACTGGGCAAAACAACAGTTCTTACTCCTTTTGTGGTCTCAATAAGACCAATTCCCTTAGAATTTACGGACAAATAATTTTTTAAGATATCACGAACAATATTATCATAAGTATCACGGTATGATTTTGATATTTTCTTTTGTTGAGATAAAATGAATTCGTCCGAAACAAAATGAAGAACATAAAGTTCAGTACTTATATTTACCGTTGTTCTGGAACTTTGTTTATAAACTCTAAATGATTTTTTAATTATTGCTTGATTTTCAGTTTTTCCCATTTCAATCAAAAGAATTTCTGATCCATCAAAAGATAATTTGTTTGACAGTCCTTTTGCATCTCTTATTAAAATAGATCCAGTCATGCATGGATTAAAAATACTATCAAAGATATTCAATTCTTCAAACATGCCTGTCAAATCAATAATACCAATTTTGGTTACTAATGATAGACCATCTTTTTTAACAGTATATTGTGTTGATTGTAAAATGCTTACATCAGACATTACTAATTACCCCAACAAATTCTTGATCCACTACAGCAACATATTCACTCTTAAGAATTTTTATATCTCTTTTAGCGTCATTTTGCTCAACTTCATAATCGTAGAAAGACATTCTAGTTTTTGTGATTGATACAGTTAGAGTGTTTCCATCCGATAAAGTATAGTTTGCACTTTCTTCCACAAGATTATTGTAGTCTTCTTCTGTTATTTGTATCTTGTCTACCGTTTTTTCTCCAGTAACGGGAAATAATCTTGTCTCAATTTTATAGAAAGAATGATTGTTGAGTATGGCCCATTCTAATCCATCTCTTTCTCTGCCAGTTTCAAAAATTAATTGCTCATCATTAGTTACCGATGCGCTGACAGAAACTGTCAATCCTGTGCCTGCTCCAGTGATATTTGATGTAGCAACTGTGCCGGATGGTAGAATTAGATAAGAACCAACATTTGCTGTAGCGATACTCAATGAAATAACATTACCTGTTCCATCGGTAGTTACTGTTGCATTTGCTTTGGCACCAAATACTGTTCCGCCTTGAACTTGAATAATGTTTCCGTTAGCATATCCTGAACCATCGTTAACAACATTCAATGATGTAATCGTAGAAATTGATTCAGTAACAAAAAGATTACCTTCTTCATCCGTCATTTCAAAAGTCTCTGTTATCCAACTGTCGGCATACTTTGACCTGATAACTTCATTCAAAATTCTTTGCTCAATTGGCCAATCTGTCTTAACATCAAAGATGTTATTCATCTTCAAAATGATCCAGTGTTTTTCTGGTCCACCATAAAATTTATTGGCTACAATTTCTGGTGTTTCACCATCGGGCACGGTGTACTGATAGTATGCGATAGAATTTTCCGTGAGACTTTCATCAAACGAAAAACTAGCAGTTAAATTTGTAACTGTGTCAAGAGAATTTGAACCCTCTAAATTATAGACGGTTTTTGGAAAGTATCTAAAGTATTTTGCCATTTAGAAGGATCTATCTTTTTCAAATTGTCTTTGTTTTGTGATTAAGCCAGCTTCGTCTTGAAAATTAAATTTTGTCATAATTTCGGTTTCTTTGAATGTTAAATCCATTCTAATTGCAGTTGGCATACCAGTTGCGCCCAGTTGCGGAGAGTTATCGCCTGGTGTTTCAAAAGTATGAAATCCATTTGGTGCATAATCCATATCTATTGACATTAAAACGCAAGTTGAAATTGTTGGTATATTTGGATTGATTTGACCATTATAGTAGAATTCAATATCAAATTCTGAAGGAGGAACTAAAAAAAATCCAGCAGTTCCCGTTTTAACTTCTGGTGCTTGATGAAATTTTAATCGTTTAATTAATTTTTGTATCTCAAGTGCTTCTTGCTCGCTTCTTGGATAAAACATAAAAGAAAATCTAAAATCTCTAAAACTTGGAGTTGTATAAATTAATTCTAATTGTGGATTTTGCGTTAGTCCTGTAGCACCAACAAATGCGGCTGTAGCCGCTTTTGGTGAATCTATTAATCTATTAGCTAAAAGTCCTGATGCAAGTTTTTGCAGAACAAAGGGAGATAAATTTCTTCCTTTCTGTGTTGGATCTACACCGCCCTCTAAGCCAACTTTTCCAACAGCTCCTAACAAAGCTGCCGTTTCTGAACCTAAATCTAAATCAGAATATCCTTGTGTGTGAGTAAAATTTAAAGTATTCGGCATATACAATGCGATACTATCGGTAGTTCTTTTTGTTGTTCTCAAAAAATTAACCGCATTTAGAGAGCCCAAACTTTCGCCAGCGCCTTGAGTTGCACCTTTAAGAATGTTAACTCCATCCGAAACATTAACACCAAATGAAGAAAGACCTTTTTGTACGAAAGTCAATGTTTCGTTGGCAGCAGTCGTAACAACATTAACTAGTTTCTTGCCCACTTCACCACCCGCCACATCTTGTGCGAGTTTGCCGGCTTCTTCTCCAATTGTTTTTACTGCACCAACAACAGAATTAAGTGTACCACCAGCATTCGTTGAATTTGTTTGACCAAAAAGACCTTCTCTATTGCGTTGTATATTTGAACGAGGATCACTAGCAAAATTTGCTGGATACTCAGTTTTATCCTGAACATTGATATGAATAACCATATAATGCCCTTTGTCTACCGATCCAATATCAATAGGATATCTCAATATATTTTGGCCAAATGCTTCTCTAGGCAAAGGTCCGATTGTTCTAGCGGCTTGCTCTTTATAAGTTATGTCGGATAAGGTGAAAAGTGCCATGTTGATCCTGAAGTTTTACTACATATTTATATGTCTTATGGAACTAATTCTTACAAAGGTAAGTTTACCCCACAAAACCCGAAAAAATATAACGGCAATCCAGATAACATAATCTATAGGTCATCCTGGGAATTGCGTTGTATGAAGTGGTTTGACGATAATCCGAACATCATCTGGTGGTCATCGGAAGAATTGGCTATTCCTTACTACAGTCCAGTTGACAAACGAATGCATCGTTACTTTCCAGATTTCATCATCAAAGTCAAAAGAAAAGATGATACCATTATGACTTATGTAGTTGAGGTAAAACCAGAAGCACAGACCAAAAAACCAACACAAAAGCGTAAGACAAAGAATTTTCTAAGAGAATCCATTACATATGTTGTCAATCAAATGAAGTGGAAAGCAGCCGATGAATTCTGTCATGCCCACGGCTGGCAATTTAAAATAGTTACGGAAAAAGATTTAGGCATTTAAACCGTAATAAATACATTTATGGCTTACTTAATGGACAGAATCAATCAGCAGTTGCAAAAGACTGGTTATACGGCTCGTAGTAGACAAGCCCGTGATTGGTTGCGTTCAAAGATTGGCGATTTAAAACCAACGCCTCAGAAATTAATGCAGGACCGTGAGAGACAGACAACCTCACATTTTATTGGTCACATGTACTATTTTTATTATGATCCGAAAACGAAGGATAAGTTGCCATATTACGACAAGTTCCCATTGGTTCTACCAATACAACTATACCCAGACGGTTTTCTAGGGCTGAATTTACATTACATTCACCCAAAGCAACGTATCATTCTTTTGGATAAATTGAGCGAACATGCCACCGATAATCGCTTTGATGCACAAACCAAGCTAAGATTAAATTATCAAATGCTGGCTGCATTCTCAAAGGCGTATGAAGCAACACCTTGCATTAAGCGATATCTAGGTTCTCATGTGCAATCTAGATTTGTTGAAATTCCAGCTGATGAATGGGACATTGCCGCCTTATTACCGGTTGAACAATTTGAAAAGGCAACAAAGAACAAAGTCTGGGCCGATTCTAGGAAAAAATTCTAATGTCATTTTTACCCCAATTATTTTTAGCTAACATAAAAGCTAAAGAAGGCTTAGCCCGTCCAAGTCGTTTCCAAGTTATATTACCGATACCACAATACATTAGCAAGTTTGTTGAGAATGGTTTGCTTGAGCAAATCTTAAATCTGCCAAACTCAATTTTCTCTGATGTTACCGCAAGAGTACTTGGCGGAGAACAAACCCGTTCTTACAATTCATCTATTTCTAGATATCTAGCACTTCAATGTGAAAGTGCGTCATTGCCAGGAAAGACATTAAACACCAATGATGTTGAAATTTATGGTCCAAGTTTCAAAGTTCCATACAAAGCACAATATGATGACGGAATACAATTGACTTGGATTTGCACAAACGAATTCTATGAGAGAAAACTATTTGACCGTTGGCTAGAAGCAATCGTTCCTAACGATACGAACAACGCTAGATTTCCAAAAGGTCGTGAAACATCATACATGACAAACATTAAGATTGTTCAGTACGATGACTTTATCAAACAAATTTATGCAGTAGAATTATTTGATGCTTTTCCCATTGGAATCTCGGCGCAACCATTAGCTTGGTCAGATGACGGCTTTCATAGATTGACTGTCAATTTTGCTTATCAAAAATTTAAAACAATTTATGAAGGCGACTATGACCTTGGTGCAGCCGCAGCCGCACTTCTTGGTTCTTCCGTTGCAGGAGTACCAGTTTCTCAAATCCTACAATCACAAATTAGAGGAACGGCCGAAGCTGTGAGAAGAATATTTTAATTATTTGGAGATTATATGTTACCTAAAATTGATGTGCCTTTATATGAAATTACTTTGCCATTATTAAAAAAGAAAGTAAAGATTAGACCATTCTTAGTTAAAGAAGAAAAAATTCTTTTGATGGCTATGGAATCTGAGGATGAAAAATCCATTCTTTTAGCGATTAAGCAGATTGTGACAAACTGCTGTGTGGAAAATATCAACGTTGATGATTTGCCCATACTAGACTTGGAATATATGTTCTTGCAATTGAGAGCAAGGTCTATTGGTGAGATAATTGATTTGCAATACAAATGCAATAACGATGTTAAAGATAATGAAGGAAACGAAAAGAAGTGCAACAACATCATTAAATTGAGTTTCAATGCGCTAGAAGTTGAACCGGAAGAGAATGAAAATCATTCACAAAAAATTCAACTAACTTCAAAACTTGGTGTTGTTATGAAATATCCAGATTTCAAAACCATGGAAAAAATGGATACGCAGTCTGAAACAGAAGCCATACAAAAAATGGTCACCAACTGTATAGATTACATCTACGATGAAGAAACTTTATATTATGCTAAAGATGTTTCCGAAACAGAATTAATAGATTTTGTGGATAGTTTGACTAGAGACCAATTCCAAAAAATACAGGATTTCTTTGAAACTATTCCTAAAATGAAAAAGACACTCAACTTCAAATGCAATAAGTGTGAGTATCAGGAAGAAGTGGTGTTGGAGGGAGTACAAAGTTTTTTCGTGTAACTTTTAGGCATGATAGTCTAACCAATCATTACCAGACAAACTTTGCTTTGATGCAACATCATAAATATTCCTTAAGTGACATAGAATCTTTGGTACCTTGGGAAAAGAGTTTATATGTTACTATGTTGATGCGATACATTGAAGAAGAAAATGAAAAAATAAAACAGCAAATGCAGAATAAGAAAAGATAAAAAATGGCAACTTTTACGGATGTTTATAAACAAGAACTAAAAAGCAAAGGAGTTTTATCCTCTTTGGGTTCTACTATGTTTAAGCGGTCAAAGGAACGTCTTGATCCAAGAAACATTCTGTTTGGCGGCTCAGGCATAACTTCTGCTATTGGTCAAAAAATATTTGGTAAAGGATATTCTGCATTAAATAAATCATCTTCTGGCAAATCGCTTGGTGATAGTGGAATGCAATCACAAGCATTAAATGCTTTAATTATTTCCAGCAAAAATCAAGAAGCACAACTTTCTATCATTGCAAAAAATACAATGAATAGTAATGCAATGGCCAGAGACATGAATGTTATGCGCCAAAACATTATGAAATTGGTAACAATGGGTGGCGGAAAAGCATCAAGAGGATCAGATATGTTCTTCAAAGATGCCGCCGCAAGAGAATCTGCATATGAAAGTCAATTTGGAAAAAGTGGTGGTAGTAAAAGTGTTTCTCCTGTTGCAATAAGTGCTGTCCCAAAGAAAGAAGACAGTGGCGGATTATTGTCCACGTTGGTAAAAGCTGTCGGAGCAATATCTGTAGCAATACTGACACTAGGAACAAAATTGGTAACGGAACTTGGTGGAATAATTACAGCATCTATTCAAAATTTAGGCGCAGTAATTAAGACCGCCATTGAAACTTTAGGTAATGTATTGAGTGTTGCTTCACTGGGCAAAGCCTTAGGCGGTGGAGGTGGTACTGCTGGAGGTAAACCTCCTGCTGGAGGTAAAACACCATCTTCAAATGGAAGAAACTTACTTATGATGGGTGGACCCGCCGCCGTTTTAGCTTTAGCTTATTCCTTCAGAGATGAAATAGGAACATTTATTAATGAACAATTAAAAAATGCTGGAGTTCCAAATCCTTCTGGAAGTAATGTTGATCCAGATGGTCCAAGAGCAGGAGGTATTGATATTGGCAACAAAGTGGGTTATAAAGCAGTTGAGGGTGCATTGGCAGGTTATACAGCATATCGTGGTGCTAAGGGAATTGCAGGAATGTATAAAGCGCCTGTGCCAACAGCACCTTCTCCTATGACAAAAATTCCTGAAGGTAAACCATTAACATCTTTTGGAAGTGTTGGCGAAAAAAGAGAAATGGTAAAAAATAAAACCATGTATGAAAAGGTTAAAGCATTTTTTACAAAACTTTCCAACAATCCAAAATTGATGAATGTATTCAAATCAAAATTATTAAAGAGAGTTGGTGAAGCGGCTATGTTAAGAGTAGTTGCAATAGGAACATCAATTGCAGCCGCGCCGATGACTTTTGGTCTTAGTCTCGTATTCGCAGTTGGTGGAGCAATATGGGCTATAAATGATTTAATTGAAATATATAAACTTATTTTTGGTGAAGGTGGTCTTTATGATGAAGTAATGAAAGAGGATGTTACTGAATCAAAATCTCCAACTCCAGTTAAGAGTGATGAACAAGTGCGTTTAGGTATGATGGCAGATGCGGCACAAGCAAGTGGCAATTCAAGCAGTTCTCCATCAACTGAGCCATCAAAAGTTACATTTGCTGGATTATCAAAAGAACAGCAAGATATTGTGTTGAAAAAACAAAGAGAAAAAGAAGGTTTTTATCCTGGAAGTTTAACACACGACTTAAATAATCCTGGAGCTATGTTATATTCTGAACAAGCTGCCAAATTTGGCGGTGTGTTAGATACTACAGGAAGAGGTGTAGGAAAAGTTAAAGGAAAATTTGCTAAATTTCCAACACTTGAGTTGGGAACAGAGGCTCAAAGAAATTTATGGTTAAGTAGTGGTTATGCTAATTTGCCTTTGGATCAAGCAATAAACAGATGGACAACAGGAAAATTAGAAGGCACTGGTGATCCTGGTGTAGAAAATTATAAGAAAGGTATATTTGCCGCTTTAGGAAAGTCGCAACCACCAATAACTGGAAACACTTTATCTAAAGAGAGTAGCACAGTAGCTTCAGCAATGAGAGAATCATCTTCACAGCCTCCCGTCATTGCATTTAGTGCGCCACAAACAATTAATAATGGCGGTTCAAGTGCGGCACCGCAAACAGTTGCGGCTGCTACAAATATTGATGCCTTAGAATTATTCTTTCAAGCAGCCGCAGGCGTAAGACCAATATAAAAACCCCGCACTAGGCGGGGCAAACTAAATTCTGAGGAAGTTTAGTTTATTGTTCAGCTAACGATTTGAAATAATCCAAGTCATCATCTACAGTTGTAGACACAGGAGCCTTCGCTCTTGTAACTGGTGTTGGCAATTCAACATCTTCTGCACGAATATTAGGAACAGCGTCACCTTCAAAACCAAGAACTTTATCAAGGCGAGCCTTAAGTTGTTCATATGGTTTGAAATGTTTCTTGTCCGTAAATTCTTTCAAAGAATGTTCTTGTTTGTAGATAGCTTCCAATTTGTCATCATCTTCAAACAATGCACCTTTGGCTGCAAACTCTGATTTGTCGTAGTTGCGATATCCCTCAACATTACGAATTTTCAATTTGAAGTTAGCACCTTCCCAAAAGTGAAATGGGTTAAGTGGTGTTTCATCAGGAAACACAGGATTCATCACTTCGGAAATCTTATCAAAGATTTTCTTTCCAAATTTATATAAGCGAACAGTGCCTTCATTTTCGGGATTGCTTGGGTCAGAGATAACATAGATATTCGCAATGTAACTCAAGCGGCGCTTTTGTTTACGAACGATTTCTTTGTTTGCTTCAATACCGGAATTCCACAATGTAGAGTTGTGTTCACAAACGGGGCACTTATCACCAACTGTAGTTAAACAGTTATCAATGAACCAACCGCCTGGTCCTTGAAAGCCGTGGTCAAAGCGGCGTACCCATGGAAGTGCATCATCACCATCAATAGAAGTATTTTCTGGTAGAAAACGAATAACAGCCATGCCGTTACCAGATTTATCTACAGTTGGAGCCCAGAATCGGGTATCATCTTTTGAGCCAGCCTCAGCAGATTGTGTGGTGGTCTCAATAGCCTTAGTGAGTTTTTCAAGGCTGTCGCGGTTGCGTTTTAGATTAGCGAAAGACATAGTATTTTCCTTTGTATAAATTGTATGCGTTGTATAAAATTATCCACATGATTCATTGTATCATGTATTTAGTTCAACTTCAAGTAGCTTTTCAAGCATCATTAAAGTATTACCAATTTCTTTATGAAGAATACCAATACCACCTGCCGCATTAAACGACTGGATAATATCTTGTGTATCATCAATAAGAATAGTGTTTGGTGTAGCATACTCAGCCTTGTGCTTACGACCGGGAACAACGTTCGCCTTTAGTTTGTCAAGACCATTGTTTTCTAACCAAACACGTTTTTGTCGTGCAACTTCATCATGGTATTTGTTACCACCAGAGGAAGTCAACAACTCAATCGGTACATTCGCTTCAAAGCAAAATGCAACCAATTCTTTACCACCAGGATACCAATCTAGCGTTTCAAATTGCTTTGTTGCTATGAAGTCATGCCAGTGTACATTAAATTCTTTTCGGTCACGCATTGAACCAGGTAGTTCTTTGTATAACTCAAAGTATCGGCGCTCAAAGTTACAGAGAACACCATCCATATCCAAATAAATCTTTTCAATCATTTCAATTCTTTCAATGCTATTTCACGAAACTTGTTTTTATCAAAACTCAAAAACGGAGAATATTTTATCCATTTTCTGTGTAGTAATGGCCAGCGAATGTCATCTGAGATTTTTCTTTGCCACATAGGAAGAAAATTCATCATTGAATTCAGTATGCACAGAGTTTCAGCCTGAATAACTTTTTGTAAAGTCATCGTCAATAATTCTGGATACTCACCATCAGTTTTTAATAAATCGTTTATGCTACCACTCTCACCAATTACAGAACAATCATTTTGAAAGTTATAACTCAATGCTTGAATGATTGCAAGTCTCTTTATATTGACTTCATCTGAACCATCTTCAAGCAAAGTACCTGCCCAACAATTATCATTGTGTAGAAAATTTGAGATAACAAAATCAACGTAGTCATTTTTACGATTGTTAAACTTGCGGGATAACTTGTAGAAATGGTACTTGTCTTTTCTTTTCTCAAATGTCTCTATGGTGATATTTGTTTTACCGTTGTACTTAAAAAAGTCATAGCCCGAGGTGAAATGCAATTTTAATACGTGATAGAGAGTGAATGCTTCATAACCAGTCATGCTATAATTATATCACAAATCAAATAGGAAGTCTACGTGTTTTTGGTAACATATTGAGTTCTTGTGCATCAATCTCAATCTTTGCCTTCAAGTCTTTGTTTACCAAACTAGAGGCTAATTCAATTTCCATACCAGTCATATTACAATACTCAATGATTGCTTCCATATAGTTGTAGTCGGTTTCTAGTACGAGTTTTTCAATCTCTTCCTGAAACTTGTACATTTCATCTTTTGTCGGCATTATTTTACAATCGTTTCATACAATTGTTCAAATTGTTCATGCACAGCAACTTCTTCATCATAGTTTTGTTTGTGATAAACTTTAACTAGACGATTCACAATTCGCTTTGGCAACTTCAAGTCTTCACAAATTTCTTTGATTGCTTCCTTGATAAAGTCTTTTTCGCCTTCCATGCGAATCATAGAATTGGAACACTCTTTCATAGCATCAAGCAATTTCTTGCGGTCAGCCTCACTAGAGATTTGATTAATACTAAATTGTTTTACAGCCATAATATACTCCTTAAACGAAACCCATTTTGCTACCAACTGTTTTGTTGGCACTTTGTTCAATCTGTTTGTTGAACACTTCTGCGAT